TGTATATCAGTAAGCAACAATGCCCATTCTAGTTTGCTTGTGCCTAAAAAGTGCATCCAATCATGTTGACCTTTTTCTAACAAGCCTTCATGTATTAATGTAACCAAACGACGTAGTATAAGATGTAAGTCACACATGTTTTGTCCACCCATACCCCAACCATCAAAAGGTCTGTCATACTTGTCTGAACAAAACTTTTTCATAGTATCATACCAACTATCTGCTTCAGTATGATTTGAACCCTGTAGTACATTAAGTATCTTGAGATCTTTGTCTCTGGCTTCCATAAAAAATTCATTATTAAACAGTGTAGCATCTACTGCATCTTGATAACTTTTGATACCACATGCTTCACTTGCTTTTGGATCCAAATATGTCCATGTCGGAATATCCAAAGTCATTCCATAGTTTGCAATACCTGATTGCCATTTGATAACTGCTTCACGTTTTTTCTGTGCTGCCTTATCAGTGGTATCTGCCCATGCACCCGGCCATACACCTTTTGCTATCTGGAATCCGCCTGAGTCAGCAACCATAACAGTATCTGCCGATCTGGCACGTATCATATCTTCTTTTGGCACATGCACACTCAAGTCCATATTGGCATGTCCTGCACTGTACAAACTCCAACGATAAGGAAACAATGCTTGTTGCTTGTTAAGCCAATTCATTGCTTCCATATTGGGTATGCCTTTGGGCAACCTATTACCAATAATGCTTTTCACCTTGTCAGGATAACGTTCTGCTCCAATAAATGTAGCATAAAAACTGCTTATAGCAGGCAAGAATATTGCATAGTCATTTTGTTTATCAGTCAGGTTGTCTTGTTGCATTTACTTACTTTGTGCTGGAAGTATGTAGTCATATACTGCAATGCCAGAATCAACTGTAATTTTTGTTGCACCACTATCGCTTATTCTCACAGTTTTATCTCCAGTTAGATTCATAATTGCTATGAACTGTTGTACTGGCCAACTCCAACTTTTTGTTAACTTGCCACCAACATCATGTTGAAACACAAAGTCACCTGCATGTGTGCTATGATCTCCAAACAAGAATTTTAAGTGACCATCTTCAGTCTTAGTTTGGAATGTTGTCTCTTCAGCGTTTGCCTGTGCTTGCATCTTCAATCTCATAATACTTGCAGTAGTTGGCTCAAACTCAATATCCCAAGGCACATCTTTCATCTTAACGCCTTTGAGCTTTTCATTTACAATTTCGCTTACCATAAATCTATAGTCATTCTTAAAGTCACCTGCGGCATTTTTAAAATGTAGCCCAACTGGTGCTTGTTCTCCGTTGCGTTCTTGTCTCTTAACAGATATATCTGCATTTTCTTTGTACTCGCCAATGTTTAGCAGTATTTTTAGTTTTGCTAAGTTAGGCATACCAAATGTACCAATGTAGTCTGCAACAGGAGTTCCGAACTTTGCTTGTAGCACAACACTCTTGTCCTCTGCAAGACCATCAACTGATGTAGCAGTATCTGTTCCTGTAATTTTAATTAGGTCAATACAACCTAAGTCATAGCTGTGTTCAACTAAGTCTAATAGATAATCTCTCATTTGTTCTTCTCCAGTTTATAAATTTTCAATAGTAGCCAGTCCTTGTGCCGCCCTTATTGAACTAAGTTCGCCGGGCTTTTTAACCTCTAGCCAACTTATTCCATTATCTAGCTCATCATAACCTCTTACAACAGATCTAATTATTTCAAAACCAACTTCATTGCACACACTAGTCATTTCTTCTTCAGTAGTATAACAATAATACATTTCGTCTACTTTGTCAATACCTTTTGGATAATCACAGTTGTTATAGGTAAAAATTGCAACACCACCACTTCGCAAAACATTGTAAATTGAATTTAAGAATGTTTTTATTGTTGGTACAGTTTTAAAATTTAAATAATCAATTACAACAACGCATCCTATCTGTCCTTGTGGCAATTTGTACAAAGGATCTGCACCTTTTTCATACATACTGTACCAGTTAATGCGTCTTTTCATTACTGGATTGAATAAATCAGTATTTACAACACTAGGAAAATCCTCAGTTTCAACAATATACATCGGAGTGCCTGCAACTATATGAGTTGTGATTTCGCCGTAACCTGGTTGTATTTGACACACTGCATACTTTGCATGAATATGTGATGTAATTGCGTTTATCAATAATTGTTTGCTTTCTTCATTATACAATAAGTCACTCATTTTTAGCCTGCTGAGTTTTTCTACACGAGGCAATTCTACACTATGTTTTTCTATTTGCTCACTTTTTGTATAATATGGGATGGCAAGCTCTTTTACTGTTTGTTTTAGTCCTTGTTTGAATCTATTTAGATCGCTATCAATGTCCTCTAAAATTTTTAGTATCTCAAGATGTTTGCCTGAAATGCTGGTTTTTAGACCCGCAGTATCAAAGTCGTTGATTGCTAGATCAGTTTGCACAGAACTTAGTTGTTCATTTATACTGCGACGTATTAGATTAAAATCCATGTTTTGAACAAGTTCGTTGTATCTAACGTACTTCCGTAGTTCTTTAAGTATATCCATTATTCAAATTCAAATAGTGTGTTGAAAGTATTTGTAGTGTTTGTTTCGCTTGCCAAGTCCCATTCAAGAACATGTAATAAGTTATCTATCTTTTGATCAACAACAGTTGCTTCCATAAGTGCATCATCAAACGGCAGTTCTTTGAACCATTGTGGCAAGTGCATTTCATCAGTTGGATAGCCAATGCTGGTCCAGTTCAGTGGATTTGGCTTTAGTTTACACACAATAGTTTTCATACCATCAATAATCTGCTGACTGTAGTTGTCTGAATTCATCTTCTTCATAGTATTCCAATTCATACCAGCACGTACATGTCCAGGCATGTTTGCACGACCTTCACGTTCTTCCTTCTTGCTATACATAGTAAGGTTGTTGACACGTTTAGGTGAACCTTTTTCCCAAGCAGGACGTTCTTTGAAATCAAACTTGAATGCTTTGATCATCTCAATTATTTTTTCTCTGCCAGCACCAGCAAGTACTTCAACAAGCAATGTCATCAAAAAGTCTTGTATAACTTTTGGCGTATCACTACGTTTCAAGTCCAAGCCCATTGCTTTGATCTTGCCTTGCTTGCCTTCAATGTCTAGTCGCTTGCCTTCTAAGTCAAATATGTTTACTGCATACCGTTTCTTTGTAATAAACAATCCTCTATCAGCAATAAGTTCTCTACCACCTTTGATGATAAGTCCGTTGTCTCTTGGCACATGAAATGCTTGTTCCATAAATCTTGGCCAACTGTCGTTTAGTTGGTCACTGATGGCATCATACAGTTGTATACAAATTTCCTTGTTCCATTCCATAGTGCCAGCATCTATATCTTTCTTCAGTATTGGATATGCACTAAAGTACACACTATCTGTGTCGCCATAAATTACTGCATCACCAACATGATCATACTTTCCTGTTATGGTCTCATTCACAAAAGCATCCATGTGATGTGCAACTGCTCTGCCTGTAAGTGTTGTGCTTTGACCAATACGTTTATCAAAGAATCTACAACCAGGATTGAGAATAGCACCATACAAACTGTTCAAATTAATCTTCTTAACAAGTTGTCGCTTGTCCAAAAACTCTCGTTCATCTGGATCAGTTGCGGCTCTTAGTTTCTTTTGTATTTCTTGACGTTCTCTATACCAACGTGCAAGTAAGCCGGGTACAACGCCTTCTTTTTCATAAGTGAATATAGTACCATTGGCACTTAGCATCCACGGCTGATTGCTATCAAATATCAGTTTCCATAGCTCTGCGGCACTGTGTACACTTTCTTCGCCATTCTCCCAGTCCACAGTAATCTCTGTGCCACGTTCTTGTTTCATAACCGCAGTGTATTCTAGTGAACCAAACAAGCCCTCCCAAGCCATTGCAAAACTTGCTTTGTTGTTTATTTTGTTTTTGATATAGTTTTCTGTCATTATAGGACGCAGTTGTCCAACAATGGTTTCCTGTGCCATATTCAATGCTCTAATGGCTGATGGATACAAACTGTTAATGTCAATAGCACCAACATACTCATGTATACCCTTTTTAGGATATGCAACATAAGCACCTGCCGCCGCAGTATCATCATCTGTAAGACGTTGTGCTCTATTAGGCACAACCATGCCTTGTTCATGTGCTTCATTTATAATTGCTTGTTCTATAACTGCAACTGCACCCATTGTTGTTTGTAGCAACACAGTATTTGCATGTGCTAGTTCACTTGCCAATGCAATAAAACGCAGTTTCTTATCCATCTTGTCAAGCAGTGCAGTATCCTGTCTTGAATACTCTATAAATGTTTTAAAGTTTTGATTGTACAGTTGATCCAATGTCCCTTCATATGCCGTTTTCTTTTCATCAAGCTCATATTCACCAATGGCATCTAAACTATAACTGTGTCGTTCTTCATATGTGTATTTTCTGTACAGTTGCATATAGTCCATATGCACTCTGCCAATGGTATCAAATGTTACGTTTTCTGATCCAAAGCGTTCAAATGTACGTTTCTTGGGCAGTTGACTCCACAAACAAAAACGTCTGGTGTCGTCCTTGCTTAGTACTCTTGCAGTTCTGTTAACAAGATAGGGTATATCATAACCTTCACTGTTCCAACCACTGATGATATCTGCATCCTCAATCAAGTCCAAAAAAGTTCCTAACAGTTCTTCTTCACGTTCAAATAGCATTGTGTTAGGAAACTCATTGCATATTTCTTGTGCAGTCTCCCAGCTCATTGCTTTTGGAGGAACAACCAGTGTAACCAACTGCTCCATCCACTGCAAGTATATACTGATAGCAGTTACAGGATTGAAAGGATCTGCTGGCGAACTATAACCTTTTACAGGATCAAAGTCAACCTCAATATCAAAGAATGCAGTTTGTAGTTTAGGTGCATCTATGCCTTTGTAGTTTTCTTCAAAGCATCTAAACACAGGATTTATATCTGATTCAAAGATGTCTTTTCCGTTTTGAATACGCAATTCTTTACGAAATTCTTTATTGTTACGTGTTGCAAATCTACTAACTGATTGTCCATAGATACTTGTATGCTTGCCTCGTGGGTCAGCATAGTAAAAACAATAACTGGCAGGAAACTCTCTGTATTCTCGCCTGCCTTCTACACGTTCTACAACGTGTATTCTATCTTTTTCTCTGTCAAATAGTGCATCAACATAACTCACAGATTATTGTGTCCTTCCTGCAGTTGTAAGTATCTCGTCTAACACTTCTTGGTCTTCTTTTTCTGCAGTGTAGGTTGCCTTGTGTGCAATACGTATTGCTTTTTTAAGCACTGATGGTTTAATTTGCAGTTCTTCTGCAATTGCTTTTACTGTATCACTAAGTCCTTCGTTGAGTGCTTCTACTTCGCTCATAACTCCCATACCTTCGTTAATGATTTGTGTTAGTTTTGCTTTTTGTTCTGAATCAAATTGGGTCATCTAAATACTCCTTTTGTATAATGCATTATATAACAGTGTTGTGTGTATGTCAATATATATTTTGGTAAATTTTGGCACTTTAAAAACCAGGGTAGCGATATCTTGGTTCTAGGGCAGTACCCTCCCTAGCCTTATGGATCGGTCCTAAGGCTATTCTTTTCTAAGTTACGTGTAAGGCTCATTAATTTCATTGCTTCGTGGCTATGATAATCTCTATGTATTCTAACAATACTTGGTGATATATGATGTATGTCCATTTTATCTGTGGTATACAACATATGATCAGCTGGACGAAAACCAAATACCTTGGCTTGTGTTATTATTTCTAGTGCCGCATGTGGTTTTATAATATATCCATAACCCCCTATACTATATAATCCTCTATAATGCTTAAACTTGCCATGTTTTTTTCTTTCGTGCAAACTCCATATTCGTACATCTTCTGTTTGTGCCTTAAGCTCATCATTATATGTATCTCTATACGGATCGAGACTATCTAATTTAAGCACATCAGGAAAACGTTTCAGTACTTTTTTTGGTAATGGGCGTAGCATATATGCATCATGCTCTAATATCATCATAGGTTCTTGAGATTTGTAACACTCGTTCCACAAGAAATAATGACTCAAAAAACAACCAAGTACACCTAGTCTACCACCTTTCATCTTTGCCTTATACTGACGTAGTTTTAAACTTGCTAGTACTTCATGTGCATCTCTGCCATCTATTCCATGAAAGATCTCTGCATTTATACCAAACTCTTTTGCACGTGCGATACATTTGGAACCCATGGACATTGATATTTTGCTATTTTGTAATACAATTATTTTAGTTTTCATATACTGCTTTCCAACGTTCTATCCACTCAGATTTCATTGCAGATACTTCTGGAGTTTTATATGCACGTTTGGTAAACTTTTTTGTTTTACTTGTTTCTTGATAAACTTCGTCGTTGTTATTGCCAGTGGTTCTAAAGTGATCGTGAAAAATTTTACTTTGTAATCTTTTGTACGCATCTATAGCATATGTTATATCTTGGATCCATTGATCAACAGGATTTATACCAATCATTCCAAATGTTTCAACCCACAGTCTACTTACACAAGGAAACAGTGTGCTGTCAGGCAACTTGCCATTTGACTCCATACTAAGTAAACCTTTGTAGTCTTTGTGTGCAAGTATTTCTTGATCCCAACCTTGTGTACGCATGAATGCATCATCGTTCCAAATGAAGTACCATTCGCTTGTAATATTTTGTGCTAGGTAGTTGTAGTATTCGTGTAAACCTTGCCAGCCTATGCGTTCTATACAGTGTGTTTCTTGTGTTGCACCTGTGTTTTCAACTAGCATTTGCCACTGATTACTTGAAAAATAGTGATGGCTTTCTGCATCATCTTGGTCATATGCCACTGCTATATGAAGCAACGAAGGATCAGTGGCCATTTCCAGTACTGTGGTCACACTTTTTTTTACCATTGCAACACGTTTCCGTGTGGGCAGTAGCATTGTTATAAAAGGATGCGTCAATCTTTAGAACGTTGTTCAAGTTCTGCAATTTTAAGTTTAAGTTCTTCATTTTCTTTCTGAAGTTTTTCTAACTTGTATTTTGCATTGTCCGCTTGATTGCGATATTCTTGAGCCAAGTATTCATTTGTGTAACGTGTAGCATCTTGAGAATCATAGTTTGTCATACGTCTATTTAACGCCGTACAGCTGTTCACGCATTGTTTTTATGCTTTCATTATCAAAGCATCTAATGGTGCTTGTTTCAACTTTTGGAAATACACGTTTCAATTCTTTAGTGAGTTCTTCTTCGTATGCAGAACGATGTCGATTGCATTCTTGAAAACTTTCAAAGATATGTCCAGCATGTATCTTTAGATCAGGAGTTGTAGAACCTGCATATGTTACCAACGCAACTAGAAGCCAAGTCATTTTGTTTTGACGTTTTTAGCCTTACCACGTCTATTTTTGTCTGGGTCTTGTTTGCGTTTGCGATTGGCGGCAGTCTTGCGACCTTTTTTGCCAAGAGATTGAGCTTTTGATTTTGGTAAACACTTTGGCTTGCCTTCTGACTTACTGCCCCTAGCACAGTCACCACGTATCTTACCATCAGGACCAAAGCGAACCCATTTTTCTTTGAACCATTTTTTCAGATCTTCATCAAGGTCGTCTTCAAATACTAAGTTTCCATCTGGACCAAGCTGTACTGCTTCTTTCTTCACACAGTTGGGTACACGTTTTCCGAACATGGTTTTCATGCCCTTCTTCTCGTAACCGTCCCAACATTTTTCGCTTAATAATTCTTCTAGTAACATTTTATTTCTTCTTTGAGTTGCCCCAGTTCTTTGCGCCTTTTTTACGACACTGAACTAATGCACCAGATGCGTATGCACTAGGCCATACTTTGTAACGTGACTTTACTTTGTGATAACAGGCATCCTTTTTACCGGCAGCCTCGTCAAATTGTGCTTCAGTAATTAAACTAGCACTCTCGTTGAGTCCATCAACCTTGCCTTTCATTTGATTAACAAGTAACTTTAAACCATCTACATCCTGACGCAGTGCATTTATATCTGCTTGATCTTCATCGTTGCTTAAATTCTTTTTTGCTTTTGCAAGTGACAGTAGTATTGCTTCAAAGTCATTTTTTGCAGAGGGATTATTTGCACGGATCAAGTTAAGCATACGTTGAGTACGTTGGTTAGTAGTACTTTGTTCGCCGCCTATATCCTCTTTTGGATTGTCACGATATGCTTTACGTTTTTCGTATTGGCTCGGAATATCTGCTACACGTAAATTTTTAAGTTTAGGATCAGGTTTCCAAGTTCCTTCTTTTTTTTCTTCTTCTACATAGTCTGCATCTTTTTTCTTCTTACCAAACAATGCATCTTTTCTATCTTGACTTAGTGGCTTGCCTTTACCTCTCATCGGATACTTATTGATTTCACCTTTGTTAACTTTCTTCATGTGGTCCATGTAGCCTTTTGTAACATCTGCTTCTTCAACTTTTTTGGTCTCTGGATCATCGTGATCGTAACCAGTACTCATTAGTCTATCGTGATGGTCTTTTTTACTAGGCTTAAAAGCTCTGTATTCTTTTTCTGTACCTTTGTACATCATGTGTGAATCGTATGCGTCTTCGTTCTTGGCTTGATTTGTGGCTATGGCATGCATTACACCTTCGCCTTCTTCTTTGCCATAACGATCAACAAAATCCTTCTTGTTCTTTTTAAGTTTTTTGAAGTTGGCTTCTTTGCTACGCTTTTCGCCGCCTGTTAATTTGCGTTCTTCTATAGCCATTTTTATTTCTTCATTCGTGATTTGAATTTGTAATCTTTAACTATCTTACGTATATCATCTGTGTTTGTAGTACCCTTGTCTGCAAACATACCAACAATAGCATCCATAGACTTGCCAGCATCAACTGCTTTGTGTATTTTGTTAACAGATAACTTGCCTTCACCTAAGGGTTTGCCATATACTTTTCTATATGCATACTTACGTGCATCATCTGGTGATAAACCTTGCTTCTCAAACTTTTTAGTATGCTTGTCAAGCATCGCGGCATCGTAGGTATCACCAGTTCTTTGCTTTAATCTCTTCTCATCTTTAGTAGCGGTAAACAAATCAGATATTACACCTTCATTTCTCATAGTGTATGCTGGTGAAGTTTTCTTCAACATCTCAACTTCTTGTTGTAGTTTTTTGTAGTACTTGTTTGAGATCATATCACGTAGTCTTTGTTGTTCAGGCATGATGCTACCTTGAGCACTGTGCATTCCGTTAATACCACGTATAACCATTGATTCTGGACTTGTACCATACAGATTTACAAGCATTTCAGCTACTTCACCGTGTTGGTTTTCGTCTTCAAGTTCCATTACTTTGTCGTAAAACTTTTTTAAATCATAATCAAATTCACTGGTTGGAATAGCTTCGTTCATTTCGCCTTCATACACAGGTACAATCTTCATTGCTCTGCCTAGTACTGAGTACAAGCCTGCTGAATATTTCATCATTGTGCTAACTTGATCTGTTAAGTCACCGTTGTCTAAATGCCTAAGTTCACTGATATTGCTTTCAATATCTGCTACGTCAAAACGTAGATCTGTTAGACGTTTACGCATTTTTCTTGCATTTACTTTTTCATAATCAGCAATATCATCTTCTTTGAGATCTGGTTGTACAGTGCCTTCTTTGTCAACCATCTTCTGGCCATATGCCATCATCTTCATAAGGCTTTCTTTAGTAACCTTTATAGGATTCTTGTTATCCTGTGGCATATCTGGGTCTGCGTACTCACCTTCGCCGTTTACAATATCTAACAACTGCGGTATACTTCTAGCACCAAATGAACTGCCGTAATCTTGTAAATGGGTGGCAACTCTTGCAAGTGCTATACCAAGATTTACATCACTAGTTTCCTGTGATTTATCCATAAGTTTTACTGCAATAGCACTCAACCTCGACTGTTGTGGATCCACTTCATAGTTTGGTGTAGCTTCTTGCATTGCAACTTCATTAATTTTCATTGGTTTTTCCTTTTACTTCTCACTTGCATAATCTTTGGTTCTTTGCACAAAAGTTTCACATGCTAAAACTGCATCTTCAAGTTTTCCAAAAGATTTTTTTGATTCTTTGTCGTTAACTTTTACACGGTAACCGTCATCTTCATTGCCGTGTATTTTTAATTCTTTGCCATCATCTGTTTTAAAAGTTTTTACTGGTTCTGATAACATTTCTTCATTGTGTGCTTTTTCAATATCACCTAAGTAATCCATAATAGATTTCTTTTTGCCAATGCTATCTTCTTTAGTAACTTTAGTTAACTGTGTTGGATTTTTTTCGCCTTCAGGTGCAACTGGACCTTCATAACCAGGATTAGTTGTTCCAGCAGTTTGAGCAGTTGTTGGATTTACACCATCCCATGATTCTTCTGCTCCTGAATGGGGAGCATATTCACCAAGCTCTTGCTTCATGTAGTCTCTTGAAATGTCTAAGTAGTCAAGTGCTTTGATAATTTTTCCTTGCACCCATTCAGGTAGATTTTCGTCATCATCTAATATACCTTGTAATTCAAGAGCGGCATCAGCGGCTCTTGCAAGATGGTCTTTTGCATTTGCACCTTCTTGGTCATATTCGTTTTTGTCATAGTCCTTGATATCAATATCAACACCATCAGAATCCATTTCAATTTTGTCTGCATAGTCGATGTTGTCAAAAAATTCTCCGTCTGCTTCAATTTTTTTTACTATATTATCAGCATCGTCTTCACCTACAAGATACCCTTTGGTAGGATTTTTTAAATCTTTTGTTGTGCCTAACACTGGGCCTACACTAGGCATTTTATAGTCTGCTGGTAATTGCTTTGGCTTGTAACCTGGCTTGAACTCTTTGGTACTTACTTGTTTTGCACTTTCGAATGGGGTATCACGGTACATGCTTTCTAAGATACTTGACATATCATTTTGTTTCATACCTTCTTTGATCTGTGTGTCACTAGGTTTAAATTGTCGTTCGTGTGGCTTACGCCCTGCGTCTATTTGATTAAGTTTACCTACTAGGCTTGCAAAACTATTATCGTCCATTACTCTCTACTCTCTTTTAAAAAACTTTTCAGCATCCATCTGTGTTTTGCATGAGCATCCAAACGCTCAGCAATAAAATTTTCTATTCCTCTGTTTTTCTCTGCCTGTGCAGATTCAAATGATTGTTTGAGTATTGCCTCTAATTTGTAGTTGTCCTCAAGCAGTTCTTCCATCATTATCATTGCTCGCGGTACTTTAAGTTGTCCTTGAATAACACTTAGCTCTGCGAATCTTTCAAAAGATCCAGGTGTGTAAGTGTCTAGTGTTCTAATATATTCTGCAATTTGGTCGATTGCATTTTCGCTAATTTCTAAGTATAATTCTTCAAAAAACTTATGGTACGATCTAAAGTGACTTCCTTCAACATTCCAATGAAAATACTGGCTCTTTATAGCAAAAGCGTATTCACTGGCAAGTAATGTTTTTAGATCGTCGGCTAGCATTTTTTTTAATTCCTTTATTAAGAGTATTTATCTAAGCTCAGGCAATCTAATGTATTTGTAAAGTTCACTTGCTCGTTGTTTTTCAACGACCATTTGCCAATCGTTGTAAGGATATGGACAAACCAAATCTTCACATATATAACATTCATAGTGTACCTGCATATTACTATACCCGCAATAGCGTTGTATAATACATTCTTGTTCATGAAAACCACAATAAATGATTGAACGGAGGTTTTTTTGTTTCATGAATTCGACAATACTATTATATGCATAATTTTTTGGCAGATGTAAAAC